TGCCACGGCAAAAGTCAGTTTATACTCACAGTCACCTACCTTTTCAATATTATAGGGTGGGTAACTACTTGGGCGAAAGTCAGCTATTTCATTAAATAAGCTGTCAAACCCCACCGTCATCGCCCTGAACGGGCTTAAGTCTATCCTTGTCATTGTTGTCCTCCTTATTAAGCAAGGTTAATAATGTATCTAATTTTTTCTCTATACTAGATACTCTATCCTTTAATCCAACATCTTCGTCTGGAAATAAAGGAATTCTTTTTTCGGTTTTAGTCATATTTATAACTTTTACCATAATTTCTCCTATCTTAGTAACGAAGCAATTCTTTCTTGCTGCTTAATAGTAAAAACATTTTCCCATTGATTTACTTTGCCATTCCTAAAGAAAATTTTTTCATTTTCTGTTTTATAATCGGCAGCTTCAAAGAACCCCCTTTTTCGTTCTAAAGTTTGTAGTGTCTTAAAATTTGTATTTTTAATACTTTCTTCTAATTTTTTATTATTAATAGAAACTTTTAAAAATTTTAAAATTTTAATAAATTCTTTTTTACAATTTTGTATTAAATCCTCATAAGTAATATAAAGACTTGGTACATCTATAAATTTTTTCCAAGAATCATAATGTTTTTTTTGATGGATAATTGCTAAATCTATTGCCTCATCCACAGAACAATTATAATGATGGGAAAAAGATATAATAATATCTTTTATATTTCTTGATATATAAATAAATCCTGATGTTAAATTTTTATTAGTAAATTCTTTATTATACATATTATGAGTTTTATAAATACCTTTTAAATTTTTTTGGTCATCTATATAATTTACATTTAAAAAATTTCTTATATTTATATTTTCTGGTTCAGTAATACAATCAGGAAATAATCTATATTTTGGAAATTTTACGATATTATGTAATAATAAAAATTCAAATTCTCCATTTTTAGAAAATAGATAGGAACTTAAAAATGCTCGTACCCAAGTATTCCCACTTTTAGGATATGATACTAGCCATACTATTTTATCAGAATAAAGCATTTAAAAGGGGGCAAAAGCCCCCTAATATTTTAATGATTATGCAGTGTTAGAAGCGGATTCATCTGAACCACTTACATCACACATAATTGCGTAAACACGAATTTTTCCTGCAGTATCTTGAGCACCACCAGTTTTCACGTCTAATGTATCGGCACTGCCGTATACAAAACCTGAATTAGATGCGTGTGCTACAGGTTCAGCGTGTCCAACTGCATTTGTATCACCATCGACATATCTATCTACATCACTTCCATCACCTACATCGTAGGTAACTGAAGATGAACCTGCAGTTAAAACTTCCAGACCTGCATTGATAATGCAAGTTTCAGCCGGAATATTTAATGCTTGAATTACATCACCAGATGCAGGGTCAAACAAAGAAAGGTCGAGTGTATTTTCAACAAAATAAGGTTTCCTTCTTGTAGAAGGGTGACCAGATGTTGAACCAGTAACTTTACTATGAGTCGCCATTTGTATATCCTCCTATTAATCAATCAGTACGTGTCGAACCATAAGTGCCGCATCACGCAGTACTTTTCTTCCAAACACGTGTAAACCTCTCACTACGTCTGCAAAAGAATCTGGGTCTCTAATGACTTCTGTTTTTGCAATTGCGTTAGCAGTTGCAGTAGAACTCATGTGTCCCCACAAAATTTTGTAATAGTCAGATGTTGATGAAGCCGCAAAGTTATTACTCATATAACATTTGAAGCCTTGAATTTTTCCATCTGTGACTCTGCCATTTCTTAATTCAGATTTAGCATCACCAGTAACAGATGCATCCATAAGTTTCGCTGAAGCTTGAGCAAGCTGCTCATACCATTCAGGTGAACCTAGAAACCATCTATTTTCAGTTGGAACGTCAGCACCGTGTAATCTCTTAGCACAGTTAGCCATAATATTCAAAGGGTCAGTTTCATTTGAACCGAATCCGGTATCTGTTCCTGAACCATCTGAACCTACAGTTGTACCTGCACCTGAGACCATAGCGGCAATGACGTTTGCGTCATAAGAATCTTTTAGAGCGTATGCTCCAGAAGATGTAGCCAAAGACTCCCAGTTCACATGAGACTGTCTTTCTTCAATATCGTCAACTTTAAAAGCAAACGCATTAGCTTGGTCTACTACGAGTTGAAGTTGGTCATCCGCTAAATTTTGAATAGCGATATGTCCACCTCTAACGTAAGAGTTTACACTTATGCTTGGCTCTTTAATAATGTTGACAGTATCTCCGAAATTTTCAATCTCACCTGCATAGTCAGTATTAGTAATATCTTCTACGACTGATGCAGTTCTAAAGAACTTTTGGACTTTCTGGCTGTATATTACCGGTAACCAATTACCCGAAGGTAAGTTAGTATAGCCGGCACCTTTTGCTACTGCCATAGTATTAGTCCTCCTATAGACTGTTAAGATTAACTACGAATTCTACCTTCCTGTCTAGCTAAATCAATTTCCTTTTCCATTTTTACAAATTGTTGAGGTTTTAACTTTGCTATTTCAGTAAGCGTCCAGATTTTTTTATCTCCTGTATCCATGTCACGTTTGCTAGTTGATGTTACTGATTTAGATGCTTCTAATTTATTTGACTTTTTCTTGCCATAACCTGTATCCATTTTATACAAGTCAATGGCACGAGCAGCCAATGTTGCATTAGTCGTATTTTCATAAAGCCATCCTTGAATTGTAGAATCTTGTTGGCCTACCCATTCATGAAATTTTTCATCCGCCCTAATATCATTATAGTCCGAATGAAGTTTAGCCAGCTCCACTTCCGCCTTGTCTTTCTGAACTTCCTGTTGCTTTGTTTCTAGTTCTCTAAGTCCGGTTTCAACTTTCTTAGCTTTTTCATCTGCCTTTGTATGAGCTATAGTTTCTATAACATCATAGACATCTGGATATTTAGTCCTCCAAGCTTCTATTTCTTCTTTTGTCTTGGGTAACTTTATCTTATCAGCGTTATCTTCTAACTGGCGTTTAAGTTTAAGAGTTTCACCTTTATGCTTATTGACAGTAGAATCGTAATGGCGTTTAAGATCATCATAACGTTTCTTAAACACCTTCTCTTCAGCGTTAACAGGGCGTTCTTCGGGAGTAGCTGCATTTTCTGTAGCAGTGTCCTCTGAATCGGTAGCTGTATCGTCTGTTTCCTTTTCCGCTTTACGCTTATAAGGTCTAGGCTCGAGAAGAGCCTCTGTTTGATCCTTTGAAGTTTCCTCTTGGGATTCCTCTTGAACCTTTTTTTCTTCTTCCATTTTTTTCTCCTTGTGGGTGCTGTTGGAAGAACAGGTCGCCCATTAACTAGGGGCTATGGTTACGCAACCATAGGTGGCCTGTCCGTTGGTGCTCCTAAACCTTCAGGTGAAGGTGTTGGAACCTCTGCTGCCGCCATTTCTGTCGGAGCAGAAACTTGTTCTGTTTCTGTTGGTTGTCCGCCTTTTGTCATGTCTTCTACGAATTGTCTCATTGAATCTTCTGGTGTACCACCTGGATATCTTTTTACAATAACTGATATTGGTAAAACAATTACAGGTTCTTTGGGGCCCCTGTCTGCAACAACAGATATATCAACCCCCTTTTCCTGTAATGCACGTTTAACGTCCTCTGTTAAATGCATGTCAAGAACAGCGTCATTCGCTCCTCCCATTGGTGCTTCCGCACCTGGTGGTGCTGTTGCACCCATTGGATTTCCCACTGGGGGCTGACCCATAGGAGGTTGACCTCCCATAGCATTAGGGTCGTTCATCATTCCGTTTGCCATATATTCCTCCTATTTAGAATCCCGAACCACCAGGCTTCCAATTTGAATAATAATCTTTATCTTTTATTGTACCACCAGGTGTTGTTGTATACTGTTGTTCTTGTTGATGTATATTTGATTGTTCTTGCATTTCTTTTTGTTTTTCTTCAGTTCCACCTCTTCCTGTACCATAATTTACTCCTGTTTCAGTTATTCTTGATACTGCAGATTTAGTTTCTTTAGGTGTAAATGTATACCCCCCATCATCCTTTTTCGTATAAGTATCACCACTGCTATCGGTAACACTTTGACCAGGTTGTAAATCTTCAAACTCTCTTCTTTCTTTTTTTTCTTCTTTTTTCTTTTCTTTTTTTTTTTTTTTTT